AGGAATAGTCTGACGTCCAAATGCAACCAATGCATAAGGTTATCAGACTCCCTGACCCGATGCGCTTTATCGAACTCTAACTGAAGTCCCTGGATATTATCCATAAGGACTCCAATTGGAGGTAAGGCGAACAGTAACGATTGGGCATCCAACCCCTCAGGCACCAAATCGGTGAATCTTTGTAATTCCAATTGGAATCTACGAAGATCGCCAATTTGGCGCTTCATGGCGGCCTCCAGGACCCTTGCTTTGCACTCGTTCAGGTAGATTCCGATAAATTCGGAAGACTTCCGGAATGAGAAGCAACCAAGGATCCCTCCCAAGACCATCGAGCCGAGTTTCTCGCACTTGATGCGTCTCAGGAGCCTACTATCTTCTTTCGAAGGTAGCAGGAAGAACTTCCATGCTTTTTCAGCTAGGCGATCTGAAAGACCGCCACGGCCTAAAAGCAGGAAGAACTCCGCCAACAAGCCCCGGGAAACCAAGGTACTGGTTCGTGATAACCATCGCGCTTCGACTTCTCTAAACCAGGTTGCCACCTCGTAGTAAGAAATGTGGCGGATCAGCTTCGTTGGAAGCTGACCACCCCACTCTTTCTTATTTACAAAGCGGATAGCCTCGAATAGAGAGCCGAAGGGAGCTCCGGTTACCTCCTCTCCAAAGTGAATCCATCTCTTAGCGAACTCGTACGTGTTATCCGATACGTGCGTCTTCGTTTCAGAGACTTTCACTCCTAAATCGGAAAGAATCGTCATGTATTCTTTGGCGACTTTCTCGTTTGCTAAAACGATATCGTCACCAAGGAGCACATAGTCTGACCAAGTGATTGGCAGACCGGCCCGTTTGGCGCTAAGCCGAACGATCGCATGATGCGTAATCGCGAATGTAGTCCAAGAGCTATAGGCACCCATCGGTTGCCCAGCACCGTATTTCACGGCACCGGCTCCCTTTGGAAGCTTAAACTCTCGGGTACAAAGCAACTCGTACCATGCAGCCGCATACTCCGGTGAGACCATCTCTGCTAGGAGCGCTCTCTGTATTGTTACAGGGAGACGATCTGTCGCGGAGCTGAGATCACAAGAGTAGTACGGTCCTTTCCGGGGTAGTTTGGATCGGAAGCTACCTTGATCAAAGGTACAGTCCGGTCTGAGGCTCCTCAAAAGCGCAAACTGCGCCTTATGGAGAGGCTCGAAACAGGACTGCGTCCAATAATCAAGGATAGCAACTATCCGGCACTTAGCCTCCTTGTCCTTGATGTAAGATAACCG